GTTCATGCATATGTTTTTCTCTTGCTAAATATTTTTCATTATGACTGGGGCATATAAAAACAACTGGAATATCTACTAGTTTCATTGACTAATATACTTCCTAAAACGTATTTAGACCATTTGCATAGAATATACACACTGCTAAATAGACCTAATAAACTGCTAAATAGATCTAATAAACTGCTAAATAGATCTAATGAACTGCCAATGTAAATCAGTACAAATTTTCTCCCAAATTTTGTCCTGATTGTAGAGTTTATCGCGGTTTTTTAATAAAGGAAAACATTGTAAATAATCATCCAATTCCAGAAGTTCGCAGAATTTATAAAGAACATAGGAATACGATAGAAAATTGCTACGATTCTTCGGACAATGTTTAATAAAAGAACTCTGAATTTCTTTGAACATGAATCGCAAGCGTTCTTCTACTTCGCGCGACATGATCGGCGCAGTTTTTCCATTAATGCGATTCAAAATATAAGGAACATGTTCGTAGAAATTCGTACATTTCAGTTTTTTAAGAATCTCGCGTATTTTTACCGGTTTCATGACATCTGTATTTGTTATGCGTTCTTTCTTCATTTCTTCAAGAATTGCCTGAAAAATATCTTCAGGGATTTCAGTACTTTCTTTTGCTTGGAATTGCGCTAACCATTCATTAAAATGATTGATGCGTTTATAAGCGTAATAAGTCACTTCTCTTGGAGGATCTTTGTAACTGGGTTTATCACTATCGATTAAAACAAATTCTTGATGTCCGCACCCATCACAAAAAAACAAGGCTTCATTGGCACTAAATGTCATCTCTTTTTCACAGGTTTCACACATTCCATGCGGATCTTCAAAACTCATCACCGCTGTTTTGGCGTGCTCTGGGTCAACACGCTGTAGATATTTTTCTAATAAAACTTCACGACCTTCAACAATTTCTTTGGGTTTTCCTGATGGGCTTTCTTTTATCTCCAGTCCTTCTTGTAATGCGGCCAAAACACTACCTGGCTTTGCTTTCATATTACGCGAAGATAATTGTGAAGAACCATTGCTGATTTTATCTTGTAAATCATAGTAACTATATAAGATTTCCCCCGTTTCAAAAAAATAATCATAGACTGGTTTATTTGATTCCCAATCTTCTTTCTTTTTCAGTAATTGATTGATTTTTTCTTCTAAGAGTGTTTTTTGTATAATATCAGTCGTTTCTTTCATTTGTGTTTTATATGTTTCTATGACTTCTTCAATCTTGTGTGATTCTCCCTTTTCTTTATTCATCTGTTGTATTTGTATTTGATGTAGATTATCCAATGTTGTTTTTGAATCTGATAAACTCCGTTTCTGGGGTTTTATATTAAAAAAAGGAGACTGTTTCTCCGTCATTCTAAAGAAGCCATTGCCAAGAAGTTTAGACCCAAGTTTTATAAAAGGTCTAATGTTTTCAGACGTTTCCATTCTCCTGCCGAAACTTCTGCAAAACATTCATTCCATCCACTTCTTTTATTTGGCTGTCCTCCTAGAATTTGAACGTTATGGTCATTGGCAAAGGCGGTAGGTGTAAAATAATTCGTTCCACCATATAATATGAGATTCTGGTCACGATCATATATTCCAATCCATTCATCATTATTTGCTAGACGATGTCGTATGCGCATTTTATCTGTCAAGTATTCTCTCATATCTCGTTTTCCTTTTATTCCCTGTCCAGCATCTTCAACAACGTCTTCTGATTCTGAGACAGAATCGGCATGCTCGTCATCTTGGACCATAGTATTAGTATTCAGAGCCAATTCTATCTCTGAAGGGAGAGGGTCTGTTACACTATAATATGTTCCTGGTATTAAATCAAATATCTGCCGAATAATTTCATAGGAAACTTGGAAAAACTCTTTGCGCGGATAATTGGGATACATCCGCATATTCAGAGTTTCCAATAAGGTATGGATCTTTTTCTCAGCTTGAATAACATCATCAACTTCCTTTGCAAATTCTACTTCCCATTCTGGTAAGCTATATGTTTCAGAATTTGCTTCTCCTAATCTCTTTTTTACATGCCGTGTTGTAAATCCAATTTTACGAAGCATTTCATTCCGAAATGTTGGATTTCGCATAGAATAGAGAGTACCTTTTGTAGCCATTGGACTTTTATATAAGATATGTGGAAAAATCAATTTTTTGGTATGAGTCAATCTATTTATCATCGGTCTAAACTAATATAATATTAAATTATATTATATGCTAAATACAGCTATGAAAATTACATATGGGTTGCCAGAAAAAAATATAGATATAACGGATGTTATACAAACAAAACATACAAGTAACTCTGTAGCCTATATACCCTCAGGCGATATACAACGTGCTCGGATATTTTCAGACCCCTTGCCAAACATTCTGAAATCTATATTTATAACTGTCAACGGCCTTACAACGATGTATACGGATGAGACCGAACTCTATATAGATTTCAAGAATGGGCTCGTATTTACAGAAAATAATCTTTTACAAGAATTACATAAAAGTCTCTCCTTAGATTTCGGATCGTTTCAAGATGAATTGCCAGAACAGAAAATCACCGCTCGTTATTTAACAGGAAATGAGAAAGTTCTAGAAATAGGGGGCAATATAGGTAGGAATAGTTTAATAATAGGCTCAATTCTTCGTCGTCAAAATAATCGTCAATTTGTGGTCTTAGAAACCGATAGAAATATTTATCTAAAATTGATACATAATAAAGATTTTAATGATCTCGTATTTTATGTTGAAAACTCGGCACTTTCTAAGCGAAAATTAATACAAAAAGGGTGGGATACAATAGAAAGTGACGAGCTACTTCCTGGATACACGAATGTGAGATGTATAGAGTGGGACGCCTTGTGTAAAAAGTATGCTATTGAGTTCGATACATTGGTCTTAGACTGCGAAGGGGCCTTCTATTATATCTTGAAAGATATGCCCGAAATCTTAACGAATATACAATTAATTATTATGGAGAATGATTATGCGAATATTTCTCATAAAAGATATGTGGATATGATATTGAGAAAATATAGATTTGTGATTGATTATCAAGAAAGTGGGGGGTGGGGTCCTTGTTATAATTGTTTTTTTGAAGTATGGAAAAGAAAAAAGCACACGACGAGCTCTCCAAACTCAACCCCAGCAAAGAATATCCTTTTTACACAAGAGCCGAAATGGTATGATACTTTTTTTTATTTCCTAGAATCTGAGCTGAGTCCTACAACACAGTTCCCAATTTATTTGAATTATGGAGAAGATGATGGAAACTATATATATTATAATACGGAACAATTGACAGTACCACAGTATTTGGAAAAAGCTAAAACCACTATTAAAAGAACAAATCCAAAAGAAGTATGGGATTTTAGTAAGGCAAATTGCGAGATTTTGAGACAGAATGGAATTCAAGCGATCTATGTTCCTTTGAAAAGTCCAGACTGGTATATTTCTATGTTGAAGAGTTTCCAGTGTAAAGAATATGATGTTGGATTTGCTGGGACCTTAAATGAACGCAGATTATATATTTTGGACGCTTTAGAAAAGGAAGGAGTGGTCGTACACAAAATAACAGACTTTGGAGAAGAGCGTGATAAAAAGTTGGCATGTTGTAGGATTATCTTAAATATACATTATAGCGAAGAGTATCTGATTTTTGAAAGCAATCGTTGTGAACCTTGGCTCCAATGTGGAATTCCTGTGATTAGCGAAAAAAGTTTAGATGATGACCCAAGATGTATAGTATCAGATTATACGTCATTACTTGAAACAACTCTTAGATATTTACGTAATTTCTGATATTTTGATTCTTTGTTCCTTTGTTCCTTTGAAACACAGATGCTGAATCTATGTATCCCCTCCGGCGTGTTTTTTCCATTTTTTCTTACTTTCAGAAAAATATTTTCTGTAGGTATGATATACAATGACGGGTGGCGGTTTAATGCAGTTAGTGGCCTATGGTGCTCAGGACGTATACTTGACGGGAAATCCCCAGATTACCTTCTTTAAGGCAGTCTACCGTCGCCACACAAACTTTGCCATGGAATCTATTGAGAATCCTTTCAATGGCAACCCCCGGTTTGGTAACCAGGTTACCTGCACCATTCAGCGCAATGGTGATTTAATCCACCGCATCTACCTCCAGGCCACTCTACCTTCCGTGTCTCTCGTGGCCGGCGATGGCTCTGGTGCTCAGTTCCGCTGGCTCAACTGGGTGGGGCACAATCTGGTTGACTGGGTTGAGCTACAGATCGGTGGCCAGCGCATTGACAAGCACTACGGTGACTGGCTCCACATCTGGAATGAGCTCACCCAGGAGGCTGGAAAGCAGGCTGGCTATGCCAAGATGGTTGGTAACGTGCCCCAGCTAACCAATCTAATCGTTCAGGGTGGTGAGGCATGCGACAATGAGTGCGCTGGCGGTGAGCCCAACAGCTCTGGCGAGCTACTTGGCTGCACCCCCGAGTACACTCTCTATGTGCCTCTACAGTTCTGGTTCTGCCGCAACCCTGGTCTAGCTCTCCCTCTCATTGCTCTCCAGTACCACGAGGTCCGTATCAACCTCCAGTTCAACGACCTGCAGAACCTCATGTGGGACTACTCTCCTCTGGCCCCCAACGCCCACGTGGTGCGTGACCGCGTGAATGCCGCGAATCTAGTGGCCGCCTCTCTCTACGTGGACTATATCTACCTAGACACGGATGAGCGCCGCAAGTTCGCCCAGGTGTCTCACGAGTACCTAATTGAGACCCTACAGTACACTGGTGCCGAGTCCATCAACAGCTCCAGCAACAAGCTGAAGCTCAACTTCAACCACCCTTGCAAGGAGCTTGTGTGGGTTGTGCAGCGTGATTCTTACACCAGCTGCGATGATGGTGTCGTGAATGCCTGGAAGGGCCAGCAGCCCTTTAACTACTCTGACTGGTGGGACCGCTCTGCCCTGGAGTCTGGCTACTCCGTGACTCGCGTGGAGGGCATGGCTGGCAAGAACCCTGTAGTGACTGCTCTACTACAGCTCAACGGCCACGACAGGTTCACGGTGCGTGAGGGTGACTACTTCAACTTGGTGCAGCCCTACCAGCACCACACCAACGTGCCTTCTGTTGGTATCAATGTGTACTCCTTTGCTCTCTCCCCTGAGCAGCACCAGCCCAGTGGCACTTGCAACTTATCTCGCATTGATAACACCACTCTCCTCCTGACGGTGTCTAACAATGCAGTCGGCACTGCCACCAGCTCTCAGGTGCGTGTGTATGCAACTAACTACAACGTCCTTCGCGTCATGAGTGGGATGGGCGGCCTTGCCTACTCCAATTAATAAACTTGTCGCCTGGATCAACTATCCCCGACAAGCATTATTTGAATCGCGTGGTAATAATATTCTTATTGCGTTCTTTAACTAAAAAATGAATCGCAGTATAATGTATTGAGTGAGTCATTATGTCTCAGTCAGAACATTTTTGCAAAGCTATCCTTGAACAGGGAGCTAACAAGGGAAAGCAGTGTGATAGGCCAAAAATGGAGAATGGTTATTGTGGAAAGCATCAAAAACAATTAGATATGGATTCAGCTTTAAAAAATGGTAAAAGAAAATGTTCAACATATAGATGTTTAGAAACATTCGCAGCAAAAACAAGTAAGAAGATTGAATACTGTGAGAAATGTTTAAAAGAGAAGGAAAAAAATCTTAAAACACTTGATTTATGTAAATGGGAGGAAAAGAAGTGTGAAAAGCAGGCGAAAGAAAGTGGATATTGCGGCAAACATCAGCCAAGGGCTCTTCTGTTAAAAGATGCTAAAGAGAAAGGTGTGCGCATCTGTGATGATGGTAAGCGTGCTTGTAAAAATCCAACTGTAGATAATAAGGCACATTGTGAAGAATGCCTTTCTAAGGAAAGAGTTGCTGATAGAAAACGGCATACAGAAAGAAGAGAGGATATTACAATGTGTTTAAGCTGTGGGAAACAAATTAAAGAATTGCTAGAAGGAATACGAGGAAAGGTTCAACGATGTGCCGAGTGTTATGAGAAACAGAGGAAAGTAGAGGAATCTCGTGAAAGGAATAGAAATTATTCTGAAGAAAACAAGGCAAATATTGATAAATACATGCTAACCTATATTCAATCAGCAAAGACACGTAATTTATCCTTTGAGCTTACAAAGGAAAAATTTGAAGAGCTTGTCTGTATGGCATGTTATTACTGTGGTTCATTTAATGAGAAAGAAGTAATAGGCGTTGATAGATTAAATTCCTCTAAAAACTATACAAGTGAAAACTGTGTTCCTTGTTGTAAAATCTGCAATTTTATGAAAGGAACTCTATCAAAAAAATCCTTTCTTAAACAGGCTCACAAAATCGCATGCTATAATCCTCTTGAAGAAATGTCAGAATCTGAAGATGAAATCCAAGAGCAGGTTGAGGGAATTCCCTCTTCAACAATTCCTCCTTCTAAGGTTGCCGAATTATATAAAAATGGGAAAATTGATCTGTATATTGATGCTTGTATACGTGATAATCGATCCCCATTATTTATTGAGCGTATTAAGAGTATTCGCGATAAGAAAATGAGCTATAATGAGTTCAAGATATTCTTTCGAGCATGTTGTAAATCTGATTCAAAGCTATGTATATCCCATGCATCCATAGAAAGAAAGAGAATTTCATACAAGGAAATTTATGGATATTTTAATAATAAGAATGGAAAACA